AGAATTGGCTCAGTTCAAAAAAGATGATGCCCTTCATGATGTCACAAAAGACTTGGCTGATACGGAAACTGAAAAGATTTCCAAATTAGCTGAAGGTATTGAATATGAGAATTCTGAGCAATATACTGAGAAATTGAATATACTTAAAGAAAGTTATTTTCCTAAATCTGATGCAGTTACCTCAGAGATCACAGAAACGGATGAAACAATTGAAGTTCCTGATGAGCGAAAGGAAGAAAAACTAGATGAAGATATGAAACATTATACATCAGCGATAAAACGATATAATTCATAATAATTTTTAATTTTATAACCTTATAGGAGAAAATATGTACCTAGCTGAAGACCTTCAGAAAAAGTGGGGTCCGGTTCTTAATCATGAAGATCTTCCCCCGATTAAAGATCATTATCGGAGAGCCGTAACGGCAGTTCTTTTGGAAAACCAAGAGAAAGCAATGCGGGAACAAGCCAGCCAAGAGGGTGGAATGTTTGGAAATCTTCAAGAAGCGGCACACGCAAACAAAACAGGTGGAAACATCGATTATGTTGATCCTGTCTTGATTTCGTTGGTTCGTAGGGCCATGCCTAATCTCATCGCTTATGATGTTTGTGGTGTTCAACCGATGACAGGTCCAACCGGACTTATCTTCGCGATGAAAGCACATTATACATCACAAGCAGGAGTTGAGGCCGGTCACGATGAAGCCAACACAGCCTTTTCTGGTAGCGGAACACATCACGCTAACAGTAACCCCGCATTTGCTACTATGACAACTGGTACTGGTACCGCAACAGCTACACAAGAAGCTGATGTTACAGTAGCAGAGATGGCATTTGCAATCGACAAAGTAACAGTAACCGCCAAGTCACGTGCACTCAAAGCTGAGTACACAATGGAATTGGCACAGGATCTTAAAGCCGTTCACGGTTTGGATGCTGAGACTGAACTTTCGAATATTCTGTCAAGTGAGATCTTGGCTGAAATTAATCGTGAAGTTATGAGAACCATTTATACAAACGCAAAGACTGGTGCAGCACACAATACATCAACAGCCGGTACGTTTGACCTTGATACAGATTCAAATGGACGTTGGTCTGTTGAGAAGTTCAAAGGTTTGATGTTTCAGATTGAGCGTGAAGCAAATGCAATTGCAAAAGACACACGGCGTGGAAAAGGTAATGTCCTTATCACATCGAGTGACGTAGCATCTGCACTAGCAATGGCCGGACAACTTTCAGGCGCACCTTCGGGTAATGACTTGAACGTTGATGACGCAGGAGCAACAATGGTGGGTACTCTTAATGGTCGATTTAAAGTTTATGTCGATCCTTATGCACCTTCCGCTGCAACTAACTATTTTACAGTTGGTTACAAAGGTTCGTCTGCATATGACGCAGGACTTTTCTATTGTCCTTACGTTCCGTTGCAAATGGTTCGTGCAGTTGGTGAGAACTCTTTCCAACCGAAAATTGGATTTAAGACTCGTTACGGTCTTGTTTCTAATCCTTTCGCAAACGATACAAGTTCTGCTAATAACGGTGTGGGTGACGGATCACTCACAGCTAACGCTAACCGTTACTATCGCCACGTTATCGTTGCCAACCTTATGTAATCCTTTTTCTGAGGATGAATTTGAAGAGGGGTGGACTTATGTTCACCCCTTTTTTTATGCTTACTAAATATTAGTATGAATGATACTGTTTTTGTACTTGGTAATGGACCTAGTCGGAAGAATATTGATCCGAATTCGTTGCCAGGATTAGTTATTGGTTGTAATGCATGTTATCGTGATTTTAAACCAGATGCTATTTGTGCTATAGACGCCGGAGTAATGAGTGATATTATTGACTCTGGATTTGATGGAGATTGTTATTTTACACATAATTCATGGAATCTATTACCAGCAGCAGCGAAACCATCATTATCTAACGGCACAGAACATGAAACAAAAAGAAAGGAAGGTGATGATCAATTTGTTTTTATTTCTGGACTTGATAGTGGAGTAACACAACCTGAAAATTATATTATCTGGGTTCCAAAGAAGATGGAACATAAAATTAAAAATATAGGTAGTAAAGTTTTGGGGTGGTCTACAGGAACTTCAGCAGCGTATATTGCATGTAAAGAATGGATGAGGCCTTGTCGGCCAGATGGAAATATGTACGGCCCAAAGAAAGTTTATCTATTGGGATTTGATCATAAAAATGATGAATATGATAATCTCTATGCTGATACCAAACATTATTATAGCCGAAATAATAAACAAGAGTGGAAAACTATACATAGTAAATGGTCTGATCAACTCTTTCAAGTTTTTAATTGGTTTCCTAATATAGAATTTTATTGGGTTAATTATGGTGGGTATGTGTTTTCAGATGGCGCGTTTCAAGAAAATTTACACTTCCTCGATGAAAAGGAAATATGGCAAGTTTAGTAAATCAACCAAAAAATATGAATCCTTTGGCAGATGTTCAATTTAAATTTGTAATTGGAGCATTACCGAATGTTACTTTCTTTGTACAATCTACCGCCTTACCTGGAATAACTCTTGCACCGTTGGATATTGGACTTCCTCAAAGAACGGGGTTTGCTCGTAACACAGGTGTAATTGAATATGAAGAACTTAATGTGGCATTTCTTGTTGACGAATATTTAAAAAATTGGTTAGAAGTATATAATTGGATGTTAGGCGCGCCTTCATATACCTCTGGAGTATTAACTATTTTAAGTAGTTCAATGAATCCTACAATAGAAGCACATTTCAAAGAATTATTTCCTACTAGTTTATCAGCGTTAGATTTTGATAGTACAACAGCAGATCCAGCGTATCAACAAGCCTCTGTTTCTTTTAAATACACAAGTTATACTATTAAAAACCTAATAAATGATTAATTAAAATGAGACAAAGTGATTTCGCACACTTGTTATGGTTATTTAATTCCCCTAGAGAAACAAGAGATATTATACGATTAGACTTGCACGAAGCAGGATTATTGTACAAATATGCAAAACAACAATGGGTGCAACCACAAAAACTGTTTCACCATACAGGAAGAGGAAATATTATATTAGAAATTGGTAGGTATTGGGCAGGATCAACTGTATTACTCGCTGTAGCAACACATCACTCAGATGTAAAAATAGTTTCGGTTGATTTCGTTGATGGTTGTCATGACCCCGATGCAGATGATTGGCTGAATGATTACGAAGAAAAAGAGAGGATAGATATTAGAGTAGATAATTCTCACGCAATGGAGAATATTCCAATATCTTTGTTGTTTGTAGATGGTGATCATTCATACGAAGGAGTTAAAAAAGACTTTATTCATCATTGGAATTATTTGAATGGTGATTGCTTAGCACATGATTATACTGATCCAACATGTGAAGGAGTAACCAAATTTATAGATGAATGGATCGAAGAAGGTTATACAGAAATAATAGAACAAGTGGGCACGATGGTTGCTCTCAAAAAATTGAAAGATTATGAAATTTGAAGAAATACAGAAATTATGGACAAGTGATTGTAATATTGATGAAACTGAATTGGCACAAGAATCAGTTAAAATTCCCCAATTACACAATAAGTATTTAATATTTTATTCTAACGAAAAATTAAGACTCAAGACACAGAGATTTGATCATAGTAAACTTGTGAAACTTAAAAAAGAATATTATGGTGGAAGAATGAGTCAAGAAGAATTGGAAGCCATAGATTGGGAGCCATTTCAACATAAATTGCTTAAGGCTGATGTAGAACAATATGTGGATGCGGATGATAATGTAATAGAATCTAAGAAAATACTCGCACTACAAGAAGAAAAAGTTGACTATCTTGAAGCCATAGTAAAGGGATTATCAACCAGAGGATATCTAATTAAAAATGCAATCGATTGGAAAAGATTTACAGAAGGCCATTGACACAATTGAGGTATCTAAGAAGGATGAAGTATATCTAAAAATAAGTTGTGAAGCAGGCATAGCACAAGAACTTTGTGATTATTTTACGTTTATCGTTCCAGGATTTACATTCATGCCCGCTTATCGAATGAAAATTTGGGATGGTAAAATAAGGCTATTCAATATTCATAATAGAGTTCTTTACGGAGGGCTACTTGAATATGTTTTTAAGTTTGCTAAAAACAGAAATTATAAAGTATTACCTGATGGTAATTGGTGGAAACCACGTAAGATAGAAAAGAATGAATCTTTCATTACGAAATTAAAATTACCCTTCGAACCTAGAGATTATCAGTTAGATGGTTTTTATCATGCATTGTCACACAAAAAAAGTTTACTAGTATCTCCTACCGCAAGTGGAAAATCCCTAATAATTTATATGATTGTCAGAGCATTAAATGTGAAAACCCTGATAATCGTACCTACCACTTCTTTAGTTTCTCAGTTGTATGCAGACTTTCAAGAATACGGATGGGATTCCTCAAAATTTTGTCACCAAGTTTATGCAGGTCAAGATAAAGTATCAGACAAAAAAGTTGTTATCTCCACATGGCAATCCATTTATAAGCTAGGAAGAAAACTTTTTGAACCATATAAATTGGTGATAGGTGATGAGGCACATGGATTCAAATCAAAGTCTCTTACTTCTATCATGACTAAATGTGTAAATGCGGAATATCGAATTGGAACTACAGGAACATTAGATGGAACTCAAACCCACAAATTGGTCTTAGAGGGATTATTCGGAAAAATTTATAAGGTTACA